CCCTCGTCCGTTCTCGGTACTTGCCGGCATCCTGTTCAGGGATGACGGTGTGCTGAATCGGCATCCTCTTGCCGGTCAATTTCGACCGGTAAGTGCCTCCGTCGGGGTGATCCTCATCAGTGAGAATCTGAGTCACCTCCGAAAGTACGTCCCCGTGGCCTCGCGGTCCCGGGATGGACTCTATAGTGCTCGTAGTCCTCAACCTCTGGAACAGATATGGAATGTGCCGGGGCTCAGGTCTCGTTTTCGGCTCGAAAGCCAAATAACGAAAACTAAGCTGACCGTGCATGTTCCTCTGTCCCGAAGGTCGAAGGTCGAACAGTTCTGAGAAGTCCGAACGATACTTCACACCGCTAGTTGCTGGAAAGTCTGCCGGGACATACAGAGGGGGTTTCCCACCTCTGATCTCGGTGATCTCTTGTAGCAGCATGCGGTAAGTAAGGCTGATCTCTGCAGCGGACCATCTTTGCGCAAGCGCATTGACAGTCTTGTAGAGATAGGCTTCAGCTCTGCGTTTGTATGCAGATGTACCTCGAGCTCTGCCCAGGTGGGCAGGTCGTACGTCAAACCCACGGAAGTAGTCCTGTCCGCAGGATTCCCTGAAGTGCCCTGTAGCAAACGTCTTGTCGATGTTTAAGACCAAACCTAGCTTCGGAAACACGTCGACCACGAGGTCGTGCATTTCTGTTGCATAGATTAGGTCATCACCGTAAACGCTGACCACTGTTTCCTCGCCGAGGTCCAGTAAGTCACGAATTGCCAAAAGGAGCACAAGGAAGAGAAGAGTTTGGAGCGGAAACGTGAACCCAATACCCATTGTGCAGTACGTGGGTGTTTCGAACGTTGACCCGTTAAGGGTCATCCGCGATATCCTCCCGAAATCAAGAGCGCTTGCCCAAGATCTAGGAAAGATACGTGTCACCAAAGTTGTTGTGATGTTATCACTCGCCATCGATTGATCAGCAGTCACAAGTGACCCTGTTATCGAACCGAGACGTGCCAGTTCACCATGCACAGGTTGCAAGTGCTTGATGTCGTAGCCAAACTTCCGTAACCTATCCTCTAAAACCCTACCTAAACCACTCGAGTACAGCGTACCCAAGGTGGTGTTCGGCATGATCATTCGAAGAGACTTCCAAGTCTTATCGACTAGAACGGCTTCGAGGCAGTCAATGTGCTGTGTCAGTGGAGCGCCGAGGCTCTCTGCTAACGACGATGCGTATCGAAACGCAGGTCTGTTCCAAGCGCAGTAGTACTTGGAAAACCAGTCACAGTGAGCTGCAGATCCCGTTATGGGTGGCTCGTAGCGCGCGCCCTCACAGGCGAGGCGCATGGGCACACCGACGGATGACTTCTTGCCAAACGTCGCCTCTTTGCAAACCTCCAGGGGATCGAAATCCCCCAGGATTAATTCACACCATCCTTTTGCGCGCCATAGGACCTCCCTTGCGAGAGGGTCGTCTGACACGGTAAAGGCTTGAAGGCGTGCTTGGTTCTCCATGAATTTTTCAGTGGAGAGCTTCTGCAATTCTTCAGGTGTGTAAAGGTCTGTTGAGAATGAAAACTTCTTAAACAGATCTACAATCTGCCGTTGTGTTTTCAGCTGGTAAGGGGTTAAAGAAACCTCCTGCCCGCACGTCAATGCACGCCAAGATTCCACGTTGCGGCTGTCGTAAGACAGTTTTGCAGCGTCGTAGAAGTCTTGACCTACAAAGGGCTTAAAATCCTCGAGTAGCGACCCAGCGAGTTTCCAAGCAAGGTCGTCAAAGACAATGTTTCCATTGACCGAATTGTTCATTTGAACTTTCACTAGTTTCCAGATTGAAAGGAAGTAAACCCCTAAGGGCCACTTGGTTCATCACGCTTCACACACCCTCCCGAGTGTGGGTCCCGATCAGTCACACCGCGGTACACTAGCGCAGCCCCCTCCTTGGCCACGAAGGCCAGGAAGAAAGCTACGACTAGTAATGCGATGGCTTGGCCGAGGCCGTTCATCAGGAAAGGGAACCCGATGACCAGAAGCCGTCCGTGTCCGCGTCGATCAGCGCTTGCGCGCCGAGCTTGCGGAGATCCGAGTATTCGGTGGCGGTCGACTCCGGGTGGATGTCGACGGTCGTCCGGATGACGTTGTTCACGTACTTGCCGGATGCCAGCAGCTTGGGCACCGTCACGCTGCAGGAATTACCCTGACGCGTGTAAGAGCCGTCTGCTTGAAGTTTCGGAGGACTGTACCGGAACGTCGCACTTTCGCGAACGCGAAAATCGACGGTTGCCGGGACTGTGAGGTGAACGCCGTTCGGAACGGTCACACCATCGTCTGCGAAGACTTTGGCGGTTCCACCGGTGTTGGCAACTGTGCCGCCGGTGTTGATGGACATGTTTTTCAAGGCCATTCATAACTTTCGTAAAGCTAAAAAACCGTAGAGCCTCTGCGTAATCAACGCGAGGTGATCCAGATTTTGTGCCAGGTTCAAAGCCCGCCCATTGAGAGGCGGGAGGATTGGGAGCAAAGGGTTCACCTTTCGAGTAATTACCTGAATGTCTTCACGGTAACGACCACCGCGCTGCGTATAAGTCGTAGCTGGGACAGTTGCGACAGCAATCTTCGCCTCGAGAATATCATGGCGGTTAAATTGCTTCTCAACTGTCGTAGTCCAACTACCAAGAATACGCACGCCCGGCTTCGGATTCATGGATTCAATCCAGTCTCCGATCAGGGCAAACCGATCTGCTACGAAGCTTAGCGGGACAAGTTCCCAAGCGGCAGCCGGGACAGCTGAGAGCGTAAGCCCCCACTGTTTCCTAGCCGCGTAACCCCAGTTTTCGTCGTAGATCTCATACAAGACCCCGCTTGCCACTTTGGTTACGTGTTCCGAGAACCGAGCCATCTTCACAGTGTGAGTCAGGCCAGGCTGGATGGGCGAGTCGTAGAGTTCAGGCACGTCTCCGTGTCCTGGGCTCCACACTACGTCCTCACTTGCCCTAACAACCTTGCGGAGCGGTCTTAACCATGCGTCATGCGCATCAGTTGCCTTCACTAGCGTCTCAATAGCCTGCGAAATCTCTCGAAGCGTCGGTCTCCAACCGAACCGCCCCTCGAGCCAAGCGGCGTCGAAAGCTTTGTGAAGGTCTGTTGCGTCTGCACGCAGATCTTTAACCGTGCGCCTCCTCTTCTTCAGTTCTTGAACTGTAGACGGTAGGCCGTCTCGGCGTAAATCGCGAGCCAAGTCTTTGGCAAGCGACCTATCCTTGACTAACTCCAACGTGCGACGTTCAATCTGGGTGATGAGCCCAAGACTGGTCGCGAAAGGACTCCTAAGCATAGAAACCGTTTTCTTGGCTTCTGCAAACGTGACGAGACCTTGAAAGTCCTCCTTCTCAATCTTGGCATGAGCCTTGACGAGAGTACGGGACTTGGCCATCTCCACGCGAGTATCGAACCAAGCCGGCCGCGTCGCTGGTATAGACCATTGACAGGCTAACTTGCCCTGGATGATCCGCGTACCCCAGCTGGGGTGAGGACCGAAGGTGTAAACTGTTTCATTACATTCCCTTCTGTCATGCGAAATCGTAACAGGGTTCATCATTATTTCACCACGACCAAACCGGACCGCAAAGTTTTGCATCGGCTGGTCAGTAATGGCGTCTCTCGAACCGTCAGACTTACTGGCACTAGTATACAGCGTCGTACCGGTCAACACCCCAGTCGGGGAGTAATCGGAGTTACGCTGATAACTGTTGCCGCGATCGTCTTTGATTCGTGTACGCAATGTGGTTCTCCTTCAGGTTGAACCTTGGATTGCAAATCCTTGGTTTTTCACTGTCACCGTCCGCCTCACAGCGGTCGGACTACGTTACCTCACGGTAACACAAGTCCTGTCTTACGACAGGCATAGAGTTCTCTCCTACAAGGAGGGGCCGTCCACGGTTATTTGTCATTATTAACTTATCTTACGATTGATCATCTCCGCGAAGATCAGACCAAAGGTAGGCGGCCGCGTAGGTACGCAGTCGGACAAATATCCCATACCGTGGAGACCCCCCCAGGGGAG